TCTCCAACGTTCATCGTCGGTGACGTTGGATCGCGATAAAAGTCCCCTCACAGCACAGCTTCTGTACTTGGAAGGGATCTTACCTTTGTTGCATGAACTCTTTGTATATTACCTTCATCATCTTCTGCTGAAGAGAATGCATGATATTCTTTTGTATCTGTAAAAGGCCCTTTTAAAATTCCTGTACCCATCAATGCCATTTCAAAAAATACATGACGCATAATAGTAATAGCTCTACTCTCTTCAAGCTGATCATGTATTAGTTTCTGCATTTGTTCTGCAGCCATTCTAGCTGGTTCTATCTGTGGAGAACCTGTATATGATGGGCCATCTTTAAAACCAAGATCATCATAATCTCGATTTAAATTTTTCATTAATTCATTTACTGTAGCACCAGGAGGTATAGATCCCCCATCTCCAGGAAAGCCATATGGACTTTCCATCTCTTCTTGTGGTTGCTGTGGATTCTTTGGATCTAGGTGAGCTCTTTCTGCAATATCTTCTGGTACAGATGTAGGAGATACTCCTAATGGAAACTTACCTTGTGAAAATAATACTTCAATGATTTGTCCAAATGAAGCGAGAACTTTAGTCTTTGTAATCTTTACAAATACTCTAGATTTTTCATTTTCCCTAAATGCAGTTTCTGGGCCGTACAAACCTCTATAGTTTCTATATGCTTTCAACCATCTTTTCTCATCATATATTTTTGATGTTTCAGCTTGTTGAAATTTTTCTCGTATAAAACCTACTAAAGAATTACCTTCAGACTCATACCCACCATTATCTTTTTTTTCTTCATCCATATTCTATATTGGTTTTTCTTTACCTAATCTTTCTTCAAGTGGATTTTTACCTTGTTTTTTTAAGTTTTCATTTATTTGATAATTTTTTTTAATTCTACCAATTTTATAATCTAACTCAGACGTATCATATCCTGTATCTTTAAGTTTTGAATATTCGTCTTGTAAAAGTTTAAGATCATCTAAATCTACGTCAGAACCCATATTCATAGATCTTTGTACTAATGAAGCAAACTTTTCAACTTGTTTTGCTCTTTTATTTTTTTCGTAGTTAAGATTATCTTCTGCTTTATCAGCCATTAGTAGTCTCTTTCTTCAGCCATTCTAAAAATAGCTGGGTCGACTTTAGACTTTGACTTACCTTTTTTATCATTACCATCACCAGTCATATCTCCTTGATTCACTTTTGAATTAGGATCTATAGCCATTGGTTCATTTGGTCTTTTAGGTGTGTCAGGTGCTAGTTCTCCCTGCATGTATCTTTTCATCATAATTGTTGTCCTCCTTAATCTATTTTACTTTTTAATAAGTCTGTTACTCCGTAAAATTTATTTTTACCTTTGTTAATAAATTTTTTTGCTTTATCTTTTATCACAGCCAATCCTTGATCTTTTCTAAACTCTATTCCAATCTTAAATTGTTCTTTTAAAGTTGGATCTTTGTCCATAGCTTTATCTTTTTTTTCTGCTGCTGCTTTTAGATCTTTGTCTAGTTGATTTTCTTTTTCCATTTTTTTTATTATATTTATTTTTTCTTGTACCTGCATATATTACAGGTATAAAATTACTACTAGGCCCAAGACTCATTAATAGTCTTTTTCATCAGCCATTGCAAACAATGAATCTTCTACATGCTCTGATCCAGATTTAGTTGGAACATTTGGATCATAGTCATACTCTTCGTATTTTCTAGGTGCATGTTGAGAAAAGTCGATAGTGTTGTGTGGCCTGTTAGGCTGTTTGCCTTCAGGTGCATCACTTAACTGACCTTGTTTAACTTTAGCTTTTGGATCAAATTTCATTTCCATTGCTGTCTCCTGTTATAGTTTTATTTTTTTAATCTTTAATATATTTTTAGTTGGTATGGTTGTATGTCCACCACCTTGTTTTATTTCTCCGTTTGATTCAAAATTAAAATCAGACATAAGAATTGTAACTTTATCATCTTGTTTCATAAGCCAACCAACAGTACAGCAGATTGCTGTAGTTGATTTTTTTATGTCAGGTATATCAACCCAAATCGAATCAGCCACGATATCTTCCCACCATGTGATTACCAAATCATATGGGAAAATTTTTTTATTTACTTCTGGAAGTTTTCTTTTTGACACCTTTTAATTTACCAGAATTTTCCATAGCATAAAATACGGCTTCACCTTTTTTCTTGCCGTATTGTTTTACCATAGATTTTTTAATCTTTTTACCTTTTTTATTTAGTGGCATTAATATCCAAATTTGTTATCTGCTGCATGAAAATCATTTTGAGAAATAAATGATCTAAATCTTTGTGCATATTTAGGATGTGTAGGTCTACTCATACATCCATATCGTAATGCATCATAAGCGTGATCTTCAGCATTAGTGTCTACATCCTCGGGGTTTCTATCATCTGTTGGTAATGATCCTAGAGTTCTAATTAAATTCTTACAGGTTTTAAATACTCTAATACCTGGTTCTTTATCAATTATCTTTAATCGTTTGTGAACCTCTAGTTTACCATTAATTCTACTTTTAGGTGATCTATCTGATGGCCTCCATCTACAACCATTCTGTATCATCGTCTCTGCAATGCTAGGGCCTACATCACCTCTCTTTGCCCATGTGCTAGAATCTAATACTCCGTAATGAATATATTCTCCATTCTCTAGCATTGTTACTTGTCTTGCAAAATTATCTGCTGTAACTTTTTTGGTATATAGTTCTCTATAAATCCATAGATTATTATTGTAATCAACAGCGAACCATAAAACACAAGCAGGAGAAGAATAACCCCAGTCAGCAGCACGAAACTTATACCAGCCTCTAGGTATCTCAAAAGGTTCAACCACATGGGTTGTTTTACTAAATTCTGGAAAAGCTGAGTCTTCATATGCATCCCAATCTCCATCTAAAAATTGTTTACGTTGTACTTCAGGTAAAGATGCCAACATGATATAATAATCATCAGTCTGCATCAGATAAGGATTATCTTGTAACTTAGCTGGAATAAATCTTCTTGTAATATACTTCTTTCCGTTGGGTGTATCTATCCCCACATCAAACGCTGTATTTGGTTCAGCTGGTTCTACGAACATCTCTCGTACCCATTGTGAACCTACATTGCCTGGATTACCTGTAGCTCTCATATAGACAGGTATATCTTTATCAACGGATCTTAAAGAAGATCTTAAAAAATTATATATATCTGGCGAAGGATATTGTGGAAGTTCGTCTATTCCTATCCATGTGTAAGACTGACCTTGGTATCTTAACGCATCCGTCATGTTTTCTGCGTAACCAAACTCTATCTTTGCCCCTGATGGGAATCGCCACTCTTTTTCTTGTTCTCTCCATTTGGCTCCAGGATATGCCTTAGAATATAATAGTTGAGACTTTTGAATTAAATCTCTCAACTCTGGCATAGTCCTCCTCACTAGTAGTGCTCTATGATTAGCACTCGAGCAATAACGAAGTGGATCCACTAGCATCGCATATGATTTTCCTCCACCTCTTGCTCCACCATAAAATACTTCTCTTTCAGAAGCTGCAAGAAACTGTGTCTGTGGGCCACTGTTAGGCTTGAAGATAACTTCTTGCTGGTCTATATGCTCTTGTACTTTCTTAGGAGCACCATCAATTATATCTTCCGTAAGTAGTTGTGTGTCTTTACCAGTAAGTGCTTTGTCAATAGTTAACAATCTCTTTTTGGTATTTTCTGCAGACATCTTAGCAGAACGTAGAGTTTGTTCTGCCTTTGCAACCTTCTTACGGCTACGAGCTAGAATCTGTTTGACTGACTTCTTGGCTTTCTGTTGAACTATCTTCTTTGGTTTCGGTGGTGCTATTTCGTTCAAGTCTTTTTTTAAGTCCGACATGTGATATGTATCTTCCTGTTTTTCTATGTAGCCAAGACGCTGTCTCTCTCAACGAACAAGTCTTTGAATATTCTCTTGCTTGGTTAAGAGCATCTAATTCTTCTTTTATTGGTTCCAGATATTCTGGATTATCAGCTTGTTTAAAACCGAAGGGTATAGTCCTAGCTCTTTTCTTTATCCGTATTGGTTCCATCTTTTGCTGGTAGTATAAATATTCCATGCATAGCTTTCATATTTATATCTAGTGAATCTTTTTTTCCTAATCCCACCCTATCTAATATCGAGTTGGCAGCTGCTAGACGAATACTTGCTTGTGGTGTGGTGCCGTCTTCGTCTAGTAAGGTGATTAACCTATTAACTGCCTTTGCAGAATGTGTAGATAAGTGAGTTTCTGCTAATTCTGTTATTTCTTTTTTGAGATTACGCACAACCTTTGGATAACTATGCTCTGAGTAACCTGCTATTCTTGCTGCTTCTCGAGGATTTCCTTGTGCTTCTGTGAAAAGAACGTCTAGGAACTTCTCTTGCATATCTGTCAAGTTTCTTTTTTGAGTTTTTGTTATAGAAGAATCCATTGTTTGCGTTTATTATCTCCATTATTTCCTTAAAAGGAAGTTTTTTTATTTTATTTGTATTTAAAATTACCATAATTTCTATATTATTCGTGATGACCCTTGTTTTCTTACTAGAGTATGCGTGTATGTGTGTCCTTTGAATAATATATAGTACCTATTATAAGGGTGATTAACAATTTTGTCAAGTTATTTTTTCAAATAATTACATCTGCGACATTATTGTACTAGACAAAATTGAATATGGGGTGTATAATGTTTATGGGAACCCCCAGGGGGGCCTTTACACCTATCCTAGACCTATTTGTACATTCCCCCTAGGGATATTCCAGGGAATATTGTCGGAATATTTAGCCCTGAAATATGGCCCCAAGGTGGTTTACACGAATCTTGGATATTTTCTGGTAACTGGGTATATACATATAGGGGGAGTAGGGGTGGCACTGGTGTACCCTTGTGTTTCCTTGGGGTTTTGCCTGTTTCTTTTTTTATTTCTTTTGGGGTTCCCTTGGGTTGCCTTTGGTTTACACTTGGGATTGATCGAGGTAGTTAAAAATTTTGTAACTATAGGTTACCCTGGTAACTACTTTTGAATTATAACCAGGGCCAAAAAAAAAGGCCCCAGGTTACCCCAGGGCCTTGCTTTGTAATATGGCTTGATATTATTTTAAGATATTAAATAAATCTAAAATTGAAGGTTTATTTTTTTTAATATTTCTGACAACGTAATCAGAGTTTAAATGTACTAACTTTGCATTGGCCAAAACATTAACGGCTTGACTGATTTCTCTTAATGACGTTGCCATTGAATTAACATCTTCTAAAATTTGTTTTTCCATTTTATTTGGCTTGTATTCTTTAGTCATTAGTAGTTACCCCCTTTATAAATTATATTATTAAGTTTATTTAAATTAAATTTTAAAACCATTTCTGAATTACTACGATCAGGATTAATTGTATCTTTCTGAAGATCCTGAACAGTTACAATTCTTATTGGCTCAAAATGATATTTCATATTTGGGTGATTATATCCATTATGATCTAGGTTAACTCTTCGACTAAAATTTGATAAAGCCTGTTTTAAATTATCAGTCTCAGTATAACAATAATTGCCAATATCAAATGTATACAAACTAAACTGTTTAATCATTATTAGTTACTCCTTTCACTGGATTGATTTCACTTAAACCATTATAATTGTTAACCATAGATTTATTATAAAATTTAAAACTATCAAAATTTTTATTTTGTGTTTTAAAATATTTTATAAAACTATTAACAATTGATCTTTTTTGATCAGTGTTAATATTATTATGACTTGCAATAATATCAGCAACGGCCTCAAAATGTTGTCTAGTCATTGTAGGTTTTTTGTTTTTCATATTGTCCTTTTGTTAAGTTAATATGATTTTATTATAAAAATAAATATGGCCAAATATTGTCTTAAATCCATGTTCTCTTTATGTTCTATTAAATGACCTCTAATTGAGAATGGTTCTCAGTCATACAGCTATTTTAAAGGGGGTTCAATTGTTTTTTGGTACTCTGGTACCCATAAAAAAAGGGCCTATATTTCAAGGCCCCTTTAATGTTTATTATTAATTATATTATATTGCGATTTTAAATTGTTTATTAAATTTACTTTTTAACTCTTCAATTGAATTGCTTTTTAATTCAACACTTGACGCATTGTCCACAACCCATGAGCCGTAAATATCTTTTAAGATACTATTCTTAGATTGTTTACGACCTGTCTCGACTATTTCCTCCAAAGTATTTCCATAGTTTGTTAATGTTCTCAAATGGTTTTCAACTTGGAGAATTGCATCTAGGCCGTTGTTATCATCTAAGTATGTTAATTGTTTTTTAATACTATCAGACATGGCCTGTGCTTTTTCTGGTGTGTATTCACCTTTAGTTAAATCCTCAGTCACAACCTCTAACTCTTCACTGTCTTCACTGGCTGTAATTCCACGTTCAACTGTTACATTAAACATATATTTCTGAGTTAATTTCTCTAACAAACTAAAATTACAATCCATGAAGTACACTTTCCCATCTGGGTTTGCTTTTTTTAAATTGTCATTATCAACGCCAAAAATTGATTTAACTATTTCATTTTTTAAACAAAAAAGATTTATTCTAACAACTTTTTTATCAAACTTATAATTTGATTTATCAAGCGTCATTATAAACAAAGATGGATACAAAACCCTATTGGCTGTGGTTCTAATAGCGTTTGCTCTGATCTTATCATCACTTTTTTTCACTGTATGATCTGGCTCAGGCTTTGCTTTGTTATTCTCTTTTGTTTTTTTCTTATCTAGTTTAGTAGCTTTTGATTTATCACTTTCAACTAGATTTTTAAAATTGGCCAATGGTAAAATGATCCTGTCAACCAATCGTTTTCTTTCAGTGTTAATCCTGTCCACATTTAAAAAGCCTCTAGTCTCACTTAATATCTGATTTGGGGCCTTAATTCCTAACATAGAATAGACACTGTCATTTCCATATTTAAAGTTACCCTTGTGGAATAATTCATTATTTCTTTGAACTATACCCATGGAAGTAACCTCATTTTGGATATGATTATTTCCAATGCTCGTTAACATTGTATTTAATTGCTTATCCATAAATCCTCACTTTCTTTGTTAATTGTTTTTTATTTTTAAGCATAATAAATTTATATAGATAAATAATTATAAGTCAACTTAATATCATATTTATTCGTTATTTTAAATAACCCTTGTAAAATATAGGTTTTTTAACACTTATCCACATATTTGATTTATCTTAAATAACCCTTGTAAAATATAGTTTTTTTGTATTAACGAATAAACACGCCATTTATTTAAGGTATTACATTTTTGCATATACTAATTTGACGTATGCAATTTTTGCATATAGTAATGAGTTATTAATTAACTTAAAAGGGAAATACAAAATGAAAAAAAATACAATAGTTATATTTGAGGATCAAAAAATAAAGATCCCATTTGATATAATAGTTGATCCAAAAAAAGCAAACGAATTAGAGACAGTAACTAATTGGGCCTCGGGCCAGAAATGTAAAATACCTAAGTTTGCTGTGGCTGTTTATGATGTGATTAAAGGGTCTGAATTATTTTATAACAATGGACAATTTCAAATGGCAACGATTATTAATCAAGGCCGTTATTGGTTCCAGAAATATTTTATAAAAGAATATTATACTTTATTGGATTAGATCATGAACTTAGAGACACTAGTTTTTAATTTATTTTTTATATTAGTTGTAGTTATTGGCTTAACATTATTTGGGATTTTATGATTGAACTATTAACTGAATTATTTATTGGCTTAGATACTGTTCCCAAAGTTTTAATAATGTCATTTCCAATATTGATAGCCTTAGTTTTTTTTAAAAAAATTTAGCCGTATATACAAGATCGGAGTCGAGGCCCCAAATGATGGGCCTTGACTTATTTTTATTTTAGTTGTAACGTATAGGTATAACAACGGAGTAAAAATATGAAAGCAATAATGTATGTATCTTTATTATGGATTACGCTTGGAATATTGATAAGTTTCGTTGGTGTATAACCATAGTAAAGTGAGGTAGTTATAATGTACCAAGGGGGGTGTGTCGTATTGACATACCCCTCTTTTTTTTGTACTGTATGTGTATAACAGGAAAGGACACAATGCCAGATCAAACTAGTAACGAGATATCTCACGTTCAATCAGTTAATCGTGGGAGGGAAAGTCAACGTAATAAAATAAAAACAAACTTATCAAAAGAGACACAGGCCGTACTTCAAAAGAACACTGAAGAGTTGGGTGTGGACAAAGTTAAACATCAGATAAGTTTATTCTTTAGAACACCGATTGACAAAATAAATAAACTATAGTATAAAGTAAATGTACACGTTCAAGTCAGGAAAGATCAGTATAGCTTAACTACTTGGACAGGGGGTGGGTAGTTGCAACATGAAACACCCATTGCGAGACTTTGGTTAGTACGATTAATGAACCCCAAAGTTGTATGAACCCTATGCCTTGGATACAAACTTCGAGTATAGTATGTACATGCTTTACAAGATGCCAAGGCATTAGCCCTTAATAATAACAATTAAATGGAGGAAAACTATGTCTTGGTTATTGTATAAAGTAGAAGTGGTTGGAACTTACACTTTTATTTATGCTCAAAAGTTATGGGGATTACTACCCTTTTAAATTAGTATGAGAGACTTCTATTGGCTATTAATATATTTTGCAATCATGGCCACGTTAAGTTATCTAGTAGCGTGGTATAATGGTTATGTAATTTAAGAATCTTTTTATCCCTCTTAGTTAAAAAGACACCCCCTTGTAGAAATACAGGGGGGTTTTTTATTTGACCTATACAATTATTTAATGTACTGTGTAATTACTTTAAAGGAAGGAAACACATATGTCGTTAGAAAACATAGAAGCAACAACACACGATACACCTACAGTTGATACTACCCACGAGTTAAAGTGGAAGAGAACTGTACGGAGACATGCGATTAATATTCTTGCTCTGATTGAGAATGATGGGAAACCTACCCAGAAGATGAACTATCAGATAAGAAAATTGCATGAGGCCTTTACCTATTGGAACAGTGACGTGGCAACGTGGGTCAAGCATAGATTAGTCCTAAAGACTAAGGTTCTTGCACCACAAGACGAGTTACAAAAGCCAGAGGTAGATCCTATCAAGATGGATTGACATACTCAATCTGAAGTGTTATAACTAAAGGGTAGTCAGCGAGAGTTGGCTATCCTTTTTTATTGCTTAAATGCACTCAGTCGACTTAAACCATTGGCTCTTTACCGAGACAAAGAGGGGCAGTAATCAAGGGGGTGGGCCATGTGATGAGCATCACTATAAGTTAATTAACTATGGCCCATCCTAATATTAACCAACGGAGGAAATATGATATACGCAGATATACAGCATGGTAAGGTATCAGATTTTATTATAACACTGATGACACAAACCAAAGCTAAGAAGATCCGAGCAGGATTTATAAAAAAAGATGGTAGCTACAGGGTAGGTAAGTTTGATTTGAAACACAGAAAAACTTGGAAACAATTAGATGGCACCATGTATAAACGTAAAGGTAAGAAGAGAACCACAAACCCAGATGAGAATATACTTGTGCATGACCTTGTTAAAAAAGCACCGAGGAATATTCCTGTATCTAGATTGTTATGGTTTAGTGTAGGTAAAAAAATATACAAGGTACAAAAAATAAAAGATGATAACAGCAGTAGAATATTTATGTTCGAGAGAGTTAAGTTTAATCATCTAAAAATATTAATGAGTACAAAAGAAATCAACGCTAAGTTTGGTTTAAAGTTTTTACACTAATATGATTACGGTAAGTTATGGCCTAGGCATGTTTGCCTACAATATGATTTGCCTATTTATAGGGGCCATCATAGCATATAAAATAATAAATAAATTTAATAAATGAAATTATCACATTTAGTTTATTCAGTGCTTGTAATGTATTGGACAATGTTATTAATTTTAACTAATAATCATTATGGTATATACTAACCCCCCCTGTAACGACAGGGTATCTTATCATAGATCCGATGAAAATTCAATGCGTCATGTTGACCAAAGAAAAAAATTATGTTATCTATGTGACTCCAAAGCAGATATAATAATCAATAAAAAATATTACTGTGCAAAACATGGTATACATTTACAGAGGTAGTATGGAAAAAGCAGTTACGGAAACAAGAACAAGATCTCCAGAAGAGAGGATATGGATTGCAGTTATTCAGCAGAAATTTGAAGATGCCTTTGAATTAGGTATGGGCCACAACTTATCTTTGGCAGAAGTACAGAGAGCAAGAAACTGGTTTTATACAAACGACTGTGCTATAACTTGTGACTACGTTGGCACAACTAGAGATCATATACAAAAGTTATATAAGAAATTATCTGGCAGATGGAAGTCAGGATTGCTAACTAAAGATGAGTTAAGGTTTGCAATAAGAAGATTAGAATGGAAGATATGAAATCAAGATTAAAATTAATAGAAGGTAAGATAGGTACACTATCAAATCCCAGTAAGATGCCCTCGTATGCGTGGGGTATATCAGCTAAGAAATGCGTGACAGGTAGTAAGTTAGCAAAGATAAAAGGCACTATCTGTAATAAATGCTATGCACTTAAAGGCCATTATGCTTTTAGAAATGTTTATGACGCACATGAGATAAGACGTAAGGCAATAAAATTACCAGAGTGGGTAGATTATATGGCAGAACTATTGACCTTAAAGTATAAAAACCTAACAAAATCAAAGAGATACCACAGGTGGTTTGACTCTGGAGATATACAATCATTTGCACATATGATGAAGATATTCGAGGTGTGTGAGTTGACACCACATATAAGATACTGGTTGGCCACAAGAGAGTATCAGTTTATAAAAGATATTAAACAAGAAGACGTACCAAAGAATTTATGTTTGCGTGTATCAGCAATCAAAGTAGATAGTAAGCCACCTACATTTTGGAAGTGGACATCTGGTGTACACAAAGATAAAAAACCAATAGGCAGAGTATGCCCAGCGTATAAACAAGATGGGGAGTGTAAAGATTGTCGTGCTTGTTGGGATCGTAGAGTTAAACAAGTAAGTTATAAGGAACATTAAAATGATAAAAAATATAGTTGTAGAGATACGAAGTATAATAAATGATTATCAAGATGTTATGTCAAAAGATATCGAGCAGTCATTAAAAAATCTAATTGATTTTGTAGAGGCAAGTAATGGTATAACAAAAGGCCAGTTAGTTATTGAAACATTTAGAGGTAACTATTATGCTAAAAAAAATGCCGTGATGTTTGATTTACAAAACGGAAAACAAAATGTAGTTTGTTTCTGTGATAATATTTATACAGCCCAAGGTATTGTCGAAGGATTAAATGCACTAGACAAACTAGAGGCAGATGGGATAGAACTAAAAAAATGAGAGATGATTTAATGGTACAACAACAAGTAGATAATGCATGGCAACACATGGTTGGTGTCATATGTTTAAACCAGACAGGCCGTAAAAAAGTAAAGCAAGTATTACCTGCATTTTTTAAAAAATTTCCTAGGCCAGACATATTACTAGAGTCAGACAGAGATACGATAGCAAAGATGATTAAAACTTTGGGTATGCATAATATAAGGGCCCAGAGGATCTGGAGAATGTCCGAGGATTATTTAAGATGGGATGGAGAAGATGCAACACAATTACATGGTATTGGTAAGTATGGTAGTGACAGCTACAGAATATTTTACAAGCATGAAATACCAGATAATGTAGAAGACAAAGAACTCAAACGATATATAAGGGAGGAACTATGAGAGAGTATACATTTTTAAGAAACGATGGAGATAAAAAAATAATAGAAGCTAGAAGTTTAAAGAAAGCACTAATAAAATATGATGGTAAACCTAAAGATCATGACAACCATGTGTTCATAGCTTGGGTTAGTAAGAAAAAAACTCAATGCAATAAACTTGTAAAGCTACCATACATAACTAGAAAAGAGAGAAAGGGTAAACTATGATTAGATTTATAGAAGTAACAAACAAACACATAGCAAACGGAATTCCAGGTGATGAATGTAATTGTCCTATTGCTTTAGCTTTAAAAGATGAATATAAAACTTTAGATGTTTCAGTGGAGGTAGAGGATGAACCTATGCTATTTATTGGTGATAAAATTTTAGAATTAGAGACATCTCAAATGGCTAGTGATATAGATTTTTTTATAAGAGATTTTGATTACAACAATAAAGTTGATCCATTTACAATTAAAGTAATAGAAAAGGTGGGTGCATGAGATTAAGATATGGAAATCAAGCAAGAACAATATTAGAAAACCACTACAACTGGTGTAAACAAAATGGTAGAGATACTAAGTGGTATAAAAAATATAAGGAGGGAGATGTATTACTGGTCACCACAAAAGATAAAAGAGTTAAAGAGCAAAGGCTATAGGTTGCGACATATGACTCTTGCAGAGGCTAACAGAGAATATGATTTGACAAATAGCAAAAAGTATGATAACGGAATAGACAATGAAAAAATACAAAATAAGATTAGCAGGATTAGGAATAGAGGCAGTAGCAATAATACCATTCGAGGCAGAGCCGACAATAGAAAAAATAGAAAATAACGTAGCGTACTATCTAAATCATAACTTAATGAAAATAGAGTCCAATGATTTTTATGCAACAGATAGATACTTTATAACATACGAGGAAGTGCAGGTTGAATTATAGACAGCAATTAGAAGTTATCAAAGGTTTAAGCATACCACCAGATACTCAAACAAGAATGGACTGTCCATTCTGTAACGGAAGAAACACACTGTCTATAGATACAACTGAAAATAAATTAGGGTGGTATTGCTTTCATGCATCATGTAACGCAAAAGGTAAACAAGAGGGGGAAAAGAATATGCAGTACGTTGAAAGAGTATTTCATGGAAATAAATCATTACACATAGAAGATATAGAATTTAAGATACCAGATAGTTTTCAATCTATATACTCAAATGAAAAGGCCATGCGTTGGTTATCAAATAATAATTGTTGGGAGTCTTGGTCTTGGGGTAGAGCAGATTTTAAATATGATGTAAAGCAAGATAGAGTTGTATTTTTAATAAAGAATAGACATTCACATAAGATAGTAGGTGCAGTTGGTAGAGCATTAAATAAAAATGATTATCCAAAGTGGTATATGTACGGCAACAAAGATGTACCATTTAAATGTGGGGAGTGTAACGATGCAGTAATTGTAGAGGATTGCCCATCAGCTTGTGCAGTATCAAACGTATTAACTGGTATAGCAATTATGGGTACGAAACTAAAAGCATTACACAAGAGTCATCTACAACCATATAAAAATTTATACATATGTTTAGATAGAGACGCTACAACAAAAGCGTATGACATGGCCAAAGATTTAAGATCGTCTGGATTTGATAATATAATAGTTAAACCATTAGAAGATGATCTTAAATATTATGATACAGAACAAGTAAGGAGAATGTTTTATGAATGATAAAATGAAAGAAGAGGTTCTCGATAATTGGAACAGTTGGAAATATGATATCAAAGATATGAATAGATCTGAGTGGACACAAAGAGATGAATCAATAATGGATGCAATAGATATGGTATTAAGAAAGGAGTTTGGTAGTGATAGAAAAACAAATGATTAGGCTTATGCTTAATAAAAAATTTTATACCCAGTATAAAAGTACACTATCTCCCACTGTATTTGCAGGAGATATAAGTTCTCTGTATGATACAATACAAAAAGCACATGATAAGTATGAGGAGGATATAAAAGTTGATGAGTTATATTCTTTACATACTACAATATTTAATCCTGCATTAACACGAGCTGCGAAAGAAAAATTTAGTGAACTAGTAGAAGATATTAAAGAAGTACAAGAACCTAGTAAAGAGATAGCCAAAGATATTATGCGTATCCTATCTGATAGAGATCTTGCACAAAGGATAGCAGTTGAGGCCACAGAAATATTTAATGGTAAACAGGCTAACTTTGCAGAGATTACTAGTATGATAGACAAACACAAAATAAATATTAGTGAAGATAAAAATCCTGCAGTAACAAATAATATTGAAGAAGTGATGGAGTTATTAGATGTTACAACTAAATGGAAATTTAATATACCTGTACTAAAAGAAAATGTAGGAGGTATAGGTGGTGGTAATCTTATGATTGCATTTGCAAGGCCAGAGACTGGTAAGACTGCTTTCTGGGTTAGTCTTTGTGCAGGGCCAGATGGTTTCTGTTCTCAAGGTGCAAAGGTACATGCATTTATAAATGAAGAACCTGCTATTAGAACACAGATTAGAGCAATCTCTTGTTACACTGGGATGAATAGAGAAGAGATAGTAGCTGATAAACAATTAGCACAGCAATACTGGAGTGACATAAAAGATAATATATTTATGTTTGATACAGTTGATTGGTCTATTGAAGACATAGATGCACACTGTGAAAAAAATAAACCAGATATAATAGTTATAGATCAGCTAGATAAAATAAATGTTAGTGGTACATATTCTAGAACAGATGAAAAATTAAGACAGATTTATACAAGTGTGAGAGAGATAGCTAAACGTAGAAACTGTGCAGTGATTGCAATATCACAAGCATCTGCTGATGCACACAATAGAAACAGTATTTCATTTGATCAAATGGAAAACTCTAAAACTGGTAAGGCAGCCGAAGCTGATTTAATTATTGGTATAGGTAGAAATGCTAATACAGATACAGAGAATAAAATAAGAACACTATGTGTAAGTAAAAATAAAATAAATGGTTATCATGGTGAACCTGTATGTACTATTAGAAGAAGTATAAGTAGGTATGAAGTATGATAACAACAGTAGACGTAGAG